GGTACATTTTTGCCCTACTGAGCAGGCACTCAAGACAAATAGTAAAGCCAGGACCAGGAATAATTTATTCATGTTTCTCCTTGTATGTTTCATTTTCATATGTTGTTTGTTCCGCCACCTGTTGTTCCTCTAGCTGACAACATTCTCCCGATTTTTCTTTTTCTTCAGTATGTGTCTTACAACATTTTGTTTTATCTATTGGCATGCTTCACATTCCTCATCACTTAGTGGGGCCACTGATTTACACATACATTGTGGACATGCACATACTCCGTCCATATCTGAATGTTCCTTTAAAGAACAATGACAGTCACAGAAACAACTTTTACATTTATCGGCCATAAAATTTTTTACCTACATAATCCAGATGTTTTTTAATTTTAATCTTTGCTATCATCTGTTTTATCTTCCACACTAGTTTTCTCATCATGTGTCTCCTCAATGTTATAGAAGAACTTGTCAGTATCTTCTGTTTTCCACTTGCCAGTATCTTCTACGTTCCATTCTGAAGTCTGGACTTTCCAATCGTATGGAACTTCATCTTTAACAGTAAATGAAGGAATGCTCCATATAATTCGATTGTTTGGCTGAGCTGCATAATTGCCGTCTTCCAACGCTATTATGTGAGCGCACTTATGTTCGTGCGGAATTTCGGAATGATCCGTATCTACTATATTACTCTCTGGGTGAGCCCAGTCAACTGTAAAAAGATAGGCGCCTGGATGCCATTGTTTATCTTTACCAATATATTTTCCTGATTGTCCGTCTAGGATATCATAAGAAGAAACAGCAGGATAGTAACTAAAGCAGTTCCATAGCTCCAGCTCATCAAGTCTATATCGAGGAACTTGATCTTCTCTAAATCCTCTTTGAATGAACGCGGAGATAGGTAAGCGATAGAAGACCGCACCATTCTCCATAATAGCGTGAAAGAGTATAGGACGTCCCGTAATCGATGCCAACCCAAATATAATACAATCCTCCACCTCTCCATGGTGGGCTTTAAGGTCATAGAGATATTCTCTCCTGATCTGTGCGTAAGTCACAGGAATGTTTGCATTTAGGTAAGCCATCTCTCATAAAATTCCTAGTTCACTAAAAAATAAATGGCAACGACCACTACTACTATAACGATAGATGTCTGTGGATGAGCTTTTGCCCATGCCCAAACTTGTTTAACCTTTTCCATAGTTTCCTCCTATTATTTTAATATCACCAATAATACACTAATGATTGCTATACTAACTATAATCTTAAAAATATGATAGCTCCATAGATGTCTAATTTCATCTATAATTTTGTTCATATCTCCTCCTATTTTATTTTACCCCAATTTTCACCGGATTCATAGTCCACTTTATTAGGCACTTCTAATTCAACAGCGGATTCCATAATTTTAACTATTTTTTTAGATTCTTTATCATCTTTTACAGATATATCCAACTCATCATGTACTTGAATATGTGGAATAATTTTTTCTTTATATAGTTCGATCATTGCTTTTTTGGTCATATCAGCGGCTGATCCTTGGATTAATTTATTAAGTGCTTTGTAGGTATATGCTCTACGAATCCCCGGTCCGTGTTCCCTGAGTGCTTCTTCATGCGGCAAGGATTTATGAATTCCGAATTGATTAGGTTCCCATAAATGAAATCTACACAATCTTCCAAGTAAAGTTCTAATTTTTCCAGAGTCCTGTGCACGTTTCATAACAGAATCCATCAGTTGTTTTACAAATGGAACTTTGCCATGATACTGTTTAAATAATTCTTCAGCCTTTTCTTTATTAACACCTAACTCAGCTTGTAATTTATTTTTTCCCATTCCATAAAACAAACCTAGATTTATAGTCTTCGCTTGTTTCCTAGGTATGTTCGCCATGTCAGCTACAATAGCATGAAAATCCGCATTGCCTTCTCTATAGGCATCTAAAACATCTCCTACACCGTACAAATTTTGCAAAGATGCATAATGTACCACCAACCTAGGCTCCTGTTGATTATAGTCAAAACAACCCCATCTATGGCCCTCCTCGGGTATGAATAAACGTCTAATCCGTGGTCCAAGGTCCTTGTTCCGTGCAGGAATCTGCTGAAGGTTTGGGTTAGAATAACTGAATCTTCCTGTAACCGTTCCTCCATTATCTCCTCGAAGCTGGTTTATTTCAGCAAATATTCTTCCCTTGTGTGCATGCTTTAATATTGTATCTATGAATGTGGTATGGGCCTTGTTAATTTCACGAGCTTGAGCAATTTGTTTTACTAGTGGGTGGGGGTGATTCTGTAAAAAATTCTTTGTAAACGATGGAGCTTGTGTTTTTAAAGTTCGATCGTACGGAAGTTTAAGTTTATCAAACACCTGGGCAATGGATCTCGCTGCCCAGATCTGAACCTCAACATTCGTTTCTTTTTTAACTTTATGTAACAATTGTTTTTCTTGTTCTAATAATGTTTTCTTTTCTTTCAATGCTTGTTCTTCATTTACACGCACACCGAGAAACCTCATATCAACAAGGCATGGAAATAGTTCTGTTTCTAATTCCCAAATGTTCCAAATATCCTGACAATCAATTTCTTTTTTTAATTCTTGCCATAATGCAAGAGTTAATTCTGCATCTTTCTCAGCGTAGGCACCTACATATATAGCTGGAAGTTTATACATTTCTGCTTTTGCATCAACTCCCCATGTTTTAGCTGCTTCATACAATGCGGCTTCATCTTTTCCCTGTCCCGTGTAACGTCTAGCACAGGAATTTAGATCATATTTCATTTGATTTTCATCAACTAACGCTGATGCAATCATTGTATCTATAATTCTTCCATTAATTTTGAATCCTGATGATCTTAACCAGCATACATCGTACATGGCATTATGAAAAATTTTGTCGACATCATTACTTAAAACTTTGTGTAACCATTTTGAGACGATACCCTTGTCCATGTTACCACCGCCTTCATGGGCAATAGGAAAATAACCAGACCATCCGGAAACTGCGACAGCTATTCCTGTAATTCTTCCATTACCTGTAATTGAACCTGATCCCATCTTCACCAGATCAGTGTCTTTGGTTTCTAAATCGATTGCTATTTCATCATATCCTAATAGATCTGGAAATTCTTCAGGAGGAAGCCATTCCGTTTGAGGTTTGAAAAGTGGCTGTTGTATCATGAATAATCTCTTTCAATAATCATATCTATAAAATGTTTAGCTTTTTCCAAATCTTCCTTTCCTCCTTTATATGGATGCCTGCAAATATATTTAATAACATTTCCTTCAGGAAAGAGCAACTTGTTCTCAATCACAAATTTGCTTGGTTGAATTTTCATCTTTTTATAATGAGTTCCACCAATTTGTTTATCGTATGTGCTCATGCAGTTCCTAGTAAAATTAAACAAAATACAAAAGTATACAAACAGATAATGGTTATTGCTGTGATATTTCTCATATCTGATAACTCTTATAAAAATCTTTCGGCTCTATAATATGTAGATGTTCCTTGGTCCGTGTTGCACCGACATAGAATAATCTATTCTCATCATCTGGATTTCTATCGTATCCTTTTTGCGTATTTAAACTTAAATCTGTTAATAAAACTACATTTTGTGCTTCTCCACCCTTGACACCATGGATAGTTGATAATAAAATTCTTGGCGTTTTATTTAGTTGTTCTCCATTACTTCTCATTTTTCTGATATATTCCACTTTTCTCCACGGAGCATCATCCAAAGATTCATACCATACGCTGTTGGTCCGAAGTCCAAATTTTTCTTTGCAATCGTCTAAAGAATAATGGGCATCTTTATTCATTAATAAAAGCTGGGTTTTATCAGCGTGTTTTGGGCTCATATAATTGTAAATCTGCTTAATTTGATCGGGATTCATAACAGATCCTTTTCTCCATTGTTCCCAATTAGTAATAGCATTGTATAAATCTTCTTCGTAAGATTTTTTAAATTTGTTTTTATAGTAAAGTCCTTTTTGATAAAGGATATCTTCTAGTTCATTTAACATGAATCTAGTTCTAGCCAACACTATCCATTCTCCTTTTGACATATCTACATTTTCAAAATTAGAATATCTTGTCAGAGAGCCTTGTACTGTTTTTGGTTTCCAATCTTTTGGTAATCGTTTAGAAATTCTACTTACTATTTTCATTGCAATATCATGAACCTTTTTTGGAATTCTATGAGATTGCATAAGTCTTATAAATTTTCCATCCTGAGCTATAAAACTGTCAACATCAGCACCAGCCCATCTGAATATTGCTTGATCGTCATCGCCTGCAATATAAGAATCATCTGTTTTATTCCAAATGCTTTTTGTCATATCCCATTGCATCAAAGATAAATCTTGTGCCTCGTCTATGAAGACAACATCGAACGCAGGTGATGCATCTGATTTTACGAAATCTAAAATCATATCGTTAAAATCAATGAGTCCATATTGTTTTTTATAAGACTCTAGTTCATTTGCTATAATTTTTAATTTATCAAACTCGACATCTTGGGTATGCTCCTGTAAATCATATTGTTGAGCAATTGATATATTTCTTAATTTAGCTAATTGAATAATTCTGAGATAATCACTTTTAGTGGTGAAAACACCTCCTTCTTCATCATCGTATTCTAAATAATCAACGTCAAAATCTATTTTTTTACCAAAATCTTGATAATGCCTTTTTTGCATTACGTTTTCTTTTTTAATTCCTAATCTTCTGAAAGCTAATGAATGTAGTGTTCTAAAATAGGGTAGGTCATCTTCCGTATAATCAAATTTTTTCATTGCTCTGTCTCTTGCTTCGTATGCAGCTTTTTGAGTAAAAGCAAAAAATCCAATTTTATTAGGGTCTGTTTCTTTTAAATGATCTTCTACTTTTTCCAACAGGGTTTCTGTTTTTCCGGTTCCTGGTGGTCCTAATACAATTGTTTTCATTAATAAGGCTCCTTTGGTTTAAATTGTTTTGGTTTATAATTATCAGGTATTTTTTCAAAAGATTTTATAGACATGACTGTTATTTTCTTTTTACTTATAGTCCATCTTTCATCTTTAAAATTGAAGTGTTCTTTTAACATTTGTTGTGTAACTTGAGATTTTTCATCCCATTTTCTTTTTTGTAAAAATCCATGATAAAATTTACTGAATATAAAATAATGTTTTCCTTGGTTAGTATAAACATTGCCTCTTACAATATCTTCTTTAACCGTAGTATCAGAACTACGATTCGTACAAAATTCTTCAAGATGCTCTCCTAATTGATCTATCTTGGATGATCCTGCTGGTGGATCAATTGTTTCTTTACCGTCTAAAAGAGTTTGAACATATTTTTTGTATTCTTTTTTTGAAATGCTTGGAAGTATTTTATCAGCTTGTTCTAAAACTGAAATTTGAAATAATCGTTGATCATAAAGAGTAGTGGCATTTTCTAACTTTACTCTTTCACCATCAACATTGACATAATAATAAGGTTTATCTAATAAAATTTTTTGAAGATCACTTAAAATAGGAAAAACGGTTTCTCCTCCAATACCAAATTTTCTAGTTCTACATAATTTTTTATCACAGTGACTACACATAGGTTCTTCATTGCATTTAAAACCTAGTTCTTTTTTACTATTAAATTTAATTTTATCTTGAATTGTTTTATCATCCAAAGGAGTTGTAAAATATTTATAATTAAAAGGATTGATTTTTTTATCCCAATCAGCTGGCCATTTTCTTTTAGCATATTGAATATATTGATATAAAACTCTATCACGACCATCATCTAATTTAGATTGAGTTAAAGATTCTAAACATGGTGGTCCATCATTAAATTCTGATTGAGGTCTCTTAATTTCTAGTTTTTCTAATTGTTCAGGAGTAATTTTATTTTTTTCATATAATTCAAAAAACTCTTCCAGAGAAGCAGCTGTACTGTCCTCTTTAAAAGCGTACCTCATTGTATTTTTGCAATTAAAATAGGGTAAATTAAGAAAATTTCCTGTATCGTCTTTCGATTTTAATTCGATCTGTTTTGGAAAAACTTCTGATCCACCATACCCTAGTACAGCACTAACTGATAAAAGTTTATCTCTCAGTAATTTTGCCTCAACAAATACTGTAGTATGTAAAATTATGTGTGCTCCACCACTTTTAGATCTAAAAACTATTAATGGAAGATTTAATAATTTAATTTTATTAATTAATTTCTTATGATCAAATTCTGCATAACTATCAATATCGATGCATCCCCATTTACATTTATTTTCTTCATTGATTGGAATAATACCTAAACTTGGTTCAGTTCCATTCAAATGATTGTCCCAAAGTTCTTTGGTGACTGGTTCACGCTTGATAAAAGATTTACCTTTAATCTTTTCTCCATCAGCTCCTTTTGTTGTTACATAGGTGACACCATGCGCTCTTTGTAAGCCTGTGAATATATTAATAAACTGTTCTGTCATAATCTTTCTAACGGGGCGGTTTAACGCTAGCGCCACCGCCCCTATATTCCTCCTAGAAGGAAATTGTTAAAATGGTGCGTCTTTGGATTCGTCAGTTCCATGTTTAACGTTGACTAAACCTTTGACATTTTTTTCAGCAAAGTTTTTAGCAATTTGATAAACATTTTTATCTGAAACTGGCCCAACTTTAGACACATCCCATCCAAACCATGTTCCTTTGTCATTAGACATTTGAACAGTTTTTAAATTATAAATGTGGCTATATGTTGGTGGAGTAAATAAACCATTTTTACCCTGCATTTTTATCCCCATCATCATTGAGTTCCATTTACGGCTAATCTTTAATTGAGTAGCCTTCATAGATATCAACGCTGTTGATGGAGTTGTACCCATAAGAATCACAAAGTGATTTGCAGTATTTTCCAGATAATTACCATTTGGTAATCTATCTTTCCAAGACTTATCACGGGTAGTTGTACCCACGATATCACTATCTGCTTTATGTATTGCTACGGGAGCATTTCCACTTTGACCTCTGTCTCGCCATTCGACATACTGTCGTTCATAGTGGACAGGTATAATATTTATACCTTTTGTTCCATTATGAAGTTCTTTGGTCACACTATTTACAATCATTCCAGGTTCTGCTCCGCTAATAAACTTGGCATCATGTTTATTAACTTCTGGAGATAATTGTCCTAAGACTTTCAAAAAAGGTAACGCAAGATCTTCTTGCGTCATATTCTGAGAGCCAGCATTTGCATCAGCTTCAAAAAGATTTGTAGCCAGTGCACCTGCATTTTTTTTCGCTATGCTTGTTTCTTGGTTCATAGTTATTGTTTCCTTGTTATTTTGGTTCGGTTTCCTACGAACACGTTAAATATGTCCATTGGCATGGTTTTACCTGCCTCGATACGCTCACGGACTAGCGCTTTCAGAGTCATGGGCTCAACCTTCAACTTTTGTGTCGGTTGAAACCCCTGACCCCTCGCAAGGTTAGCATATTGTGCCGCCTTGTTATCTTCGTTCCGTCCAAAGGAAACGGTAATATCATTTTTAATAATATCACCTAGGCCATTGGAACGAAGCCAACCATACGCCGCATCCCGGTTTAGTGCCGAGATATTCGCCGCATAATACGGTTTCACATCAACTGCAGATCCATCTGCAAGTTTAAGAGAAGATAATCCCATTTCACTTAGTAGTGTTGGAATGATTTCTCCTGAAATTAGTTCTAATTCTTTTTTCTTTTCTTTTAAAGATTCTTCATCAGATTTAATTTGATCTTCTAAAGATTTTAATTTTTTAACTTCATCAGCTAATGATTTTATGTTTTTAGTTTTATCTAAAACTTCTTCTTGGTCTTCTTCAAAATTAATCATTTGTATGCATCCTCTTTAGTTATTTCTTGTAAGGCTACTTTATAGAAATACTCTTTACCTCTATAATTTTGATTTATTATAAGAGAAGCTGCGCCTAAATAAGTTTTATTTGGGTCATAATTATTCAAATCCTCTATACCTTTACCTATTTTAAAAGTTGTAGCCCCTAACACACCCATTTTTTTTGGCTTGTAACTACATAAAGCACTTTCAACTAAATTAAATCTAAGATCTAAAAATCTATTATCTATAGAATTATACTTTGATCGTGGCATACATTTTGTTTTTTTTTTACTCATTTCTTTTTACTTTCTAAATACGCTTGTGTACTCTTAAATTTTCCTAAATTATAGGCTTCTGTAATAGGCACTCTATAAATAGAACTTTCAAAAAATCTATCAGGAGATAAAGCT